CCATACCACTCGCCAGCAACCACCGACCATCGGAACACCACCCACGGTAAAAACTCCTCGTCGCGCTCCACAAGTAAATGATCGCCTTTGGTTGCCAAAATACAATACTTAAACCCCATAACCTTTTCGGTTTTTTGCACTCCGTCGATCAGATAGGTTGCCGTAACTTCCGCCGGATACATCCCCTCTATCAACTCGCACTCGTCCATGTGTTTTTCTGCGTAGGCGTCTTGCATCTCTTTTGGGATTTTTGCATCTGGCCACGTGTCCATAATGTTTCGGTATTGCACTTTCATTTTTCTAAACACAGTGTCCACCGTGTTGTCAGCCCCTGTTGCTATGTATAGCTTAGCAATCGGTACCGCTTCGACGAGTAATGGTTGCCTAATTGTTCCCGGACGGATAAGTAAAGCTCCTGTTCCAGCTGCAACGTCATACAACGCTTCGGACACTGCTTGATCAAACGACGACGCATGAATACACTCAAACAGCCTTTCCTCTATGGTTTCTAGATCTTTAAGTGTTTCAGCGTCGTCCTGTCCGTTTTCGTTTTTCAAAAACATCCCCGCTTTTAAACGAGCCCACTTTTTCATTGGCGGCACCAACACGTTTTGTATATTGGATACAAACTTTTGCGTCCCGTTTACTGCGGTTGAATCAAAAACAACTTGAGCGTTATCCCGTTTAGCACCACTAACCGCTTCGCTAAATAGATTTCGCTGAGGCATACAATACTCGTACACTTCTTCATACGTCGAGTCCCATTGTTGCTTGCGCGACTCTAGTGTTTTAAACGTCGCTAAAAATTTTTCTTTAACGTTCACACAACACCCCGCTCAGACGTTGACAACAACGACCGTCGCCCCATGGTTCCGCGCCTTAAAGCCAACAACGCCGTAGTATTTTCCAGCGCGATTTTCTCGCGTTGTGCTCGGCTTTCTTCTTCCTGCTCTAACAACTGTTCTTGTTGAACCCTTAACTGCTCACGCTGTACTGAGTCGTCGTATCTCGGTCCGCCGCCACCCATAATTTACCTCCATGTTTTTTATTTGCCAAACATATTTTACCACCGTTTAGCACCAACCACCGGTACAAACTGTACGGCGTAAACGCATAATTAGTTATTCCTAGTGCCATTTTAACTATACTAACACATCCGGGTATAATATTTCCAATATGAACCCCTAACTTACAATCTTTTTCCTCGGTTTCATATTCGACAATTAGATATTTTGGCCGATCAAAATACAGGGCTAAAACTTCCTCAGCCGTTTGATTTTCGTATAGTTTCGTGTTTATGTTAAACCCCGTGTAATCAACGGCCACCGTATGCGGGCTAATTGTTCGTAAAGCAAACACGTGCTGAATATTACGGTTTAAAAGTTTTTTTAACAGTCGCATAGTCGGGTGTTTGGTAGGCGCAATGCGTCGAAACACCACATACCACTTAATCTTTTTCATGCCCATAGTATACTAAAATATTTTAAATTTCGGAAGTACCGTCGGTTTTTGCATTTTTTCGTTTCGACCTAACATTGTTTTATGCTCGCCACCGCCTAACAACGCATACTGCAACGCATCATGTGGGTGGCTAAACCGGTTTTTTTCCGGCTCCAATTTATACTTGGCCTCGCCTCCAACGTTCAATCGCTTATAATGATACCCGCCATTAAACCCTCGGCGCACCATGGGAGCTTTCTGTCGGCTGATTACAATTCCCGGTAAGCCATTGCTCGACCGCAACAGTGGCGACAATACCGCTTCTCGTCGAACTTCAAACTTATTGGACGGAGCCGGACGAATAAATAAATTCTCTTTTTTAAACAAATCAAACGCCGTAATCCCTTGCTGATCTCTAAATCCACCCGACGGATCACCCCATAACTCCATATTCGCTTGAGCATACTCTTTGGTTAAATACTTATTCAGATTTCTAGCAAAGTCTTGAAGCGGCCATGTCTCACCATCGGGCGTTAAAAACTCGTCAACAACTCGCCATCGCGCAAAAGGGTCTTTCTGAGCGATAACCGCCGACGGGGTGAGTCCAAAGTCCACGCCCACAATTAGCGGCAATACCGAGTCATACCTCACATCCGCACTTGAATGTATGCTATCCACGTAATTGTTTCCATATACCGGTTTGCCTTCTTGGATAAACCCGTAATCGCCATGCACATACACGTCAATCCACTCTTGAGGCTTACCGGCCATCATATTCGTATAGTAATTAGGCGGTAAATTTTCCACATTCTCTGCGCTTTCACTAAGCCCAGACGGTTGATCGAAAAACACCCACCCGTCCGGCTGTTGAACCTCGGCCATGTTGTACCACCAGCTAGAATCATCAGGCGGGTTAGTGTCCGCTATAACGCCAAACCGTGTCGGCCATTGCCCCGCAAAGCCTTCGGGCTTTTCCCTGTGCGACGGATACCGACCCACCCGCCCCGTAGCCGCGTCTAAAATCTCTTTCAAAATATAACGCGCCTCATTAAACCAGATCATTGTAGCTTCTAACGACAATAATTTCTTAACATCTTCCGGGCGGTCTAACGCTAAAAAAATAACTTCCGACTCCACATCGTCAATCTTAATATGATGCGAAATCGGCGGTTTCCGGTTTACCTTACCAAACACTTCCTCAGGGAACCAGTCCAGCCAAGTCTTTAACGTCGTCGTCTCAAGCTCCGGTGCGGTATTTCTAACCACGATATGCCGCGTTCGACGAATCCCATCTCTTGACTTCGCTTGGCTCTTCATCACGACAAACAGCTCAAAACACATCCCCACAGACTTCCCCGAGCCGATCGGCCCTTTCACCCCTCGGAAAAAAGCAGCCGAGTTATGAAACTTCGAAAGCGTTGGCGAAGCCTTATAATTTAATTCAAATTTCATCCAAGGTCGTCTGCCTTTTTAGCCCGTGTGCGCTTTGGCTGTAAAACCTTAGCTTGATACGCTTCCTTATCGTGCGGGTTTAAATTCGCCCACGCCAAAATAGACGACACCGGCCGCGGTTCGCCACAAACATCACACTCCCTCAAAAACAAATGCGGATTAACAAACCCCTTATCCAATACGCCGCCATTCGCTGTCGCACAACCAATACAAATCACTTGAATCTTAGACATCTATAACTTCTCCTTGTTCTTGCTTAACCGATCCTAAATCAATGTTTATGTTTATCTGAGTCTTACTACCAGTATCCTCCACACCACCATGTCCTGTAAACTTCATCTTATTACTCACCATACTCGCCAACGCTCCCGATACCCGAGAATCCCCCTCCTCAAACCGCTGCATCAACGACTGCAACACTTCCTCAAACTGCCCCGCCGCAATTTTCGCATCCAACATCACCGCCTTCACATACGTCTTGTGAACGCTCACCACAACCTCCTCAATATGCGGCTTCTTCAACCACGTCGCCGCCACTCGCTTATCAACCCCCGCCGCTTTCGCCGCCTTGTCCGGGTCCAACGTCTTCTTGTACTCCTCTAAAAAAGCAATTTGTGCCATCGTATACGCATAATGCTCCGGTATTTGTACCGGATTATTCCGATCCGCTACCAACTCCACCGGCGGATTATCCTTATCCACCTCTTTAAATTTCTTTTTTACACGAGCCATAACGTCCTTATCTATCTTTTTACTACTCTCTTTCACGTTCTAGTTATGGCAGCAGTAAATGTCGCAGTTTGATTGTTTTAGGTTTTGAGAGAGAGAAAAAGAGAGTGAAATGATTTTTGTCTCCACCACTACCATAACTTTTCCTAATCTACCATACCCTTTCAACTCTGTCAAGCCTCTATCTTCCTGATGCGTTTTAAGTACGTTAAACTCTTCCTGATGCGTTTTGAGTACGTTAAACTCTTCCTGATGCGTTTTAAACTTTACCCTTTTTCGTAAAGCTCAAAAAATTCAGAGGCGGTTTAGATAACGCTAGGTAGAAAGCGCATTCGGCGGGTACCCCCTCGAAATTATGACCCCCCGGGGGGTGATTATAGCTTAGTAGTATATCGTTTTCGTTGTAAACTAAGGCAATTATTGACCTATGTCGCATAACATTTATTATGTAAAGTTTTGTAAAAAAGCCTGTAATGACAAGAAATATGTATCTTGTCCAGTGTTTCAACAGCGGCCTATGAATAGTATCGTCCGAGGCACAGGGGGTAGACCCCTTCTTACCACTTTAAACCACTTAAACAGCTTACAGAGCGATAATTCTGTACCATTTTACGCTTTTAGCCGTTTAACATAACAAAACATACGTTAATAGTATATAATGTTGATTATATGGCTGAATATCGCTATCTGATACGCATAAGCTACAAGAACCGCGACAGCTTCCAGACTTGGAAGCCAGCGAGAACGGCAGCCCAAGCAATGATCAAGGCCCTGGAAGCATACAAACACCGTATCAGCCACATCACTAGCTGTTGCATAATCGGCCAACCAATCCCAGTGTGTAAGCGACGGCGAAAGCAACAACAAGCCGAACAGCTTCCAGAGCGGGCAGAGCGTTACAAAGCCAAAGAGCGTCCGAAGCCGCCAAGTGTATTCGACATTTAATCAACAAAACCCCTTGCACAAAAAAGCCAATCATGTTATACTCGCGCGCACACACACGCACGCACGCGCCCACGGAAAAAAAAAGTTTTAAATATATATTTCACTATATATATAAATATATATTTCACTACCTAAATACGTTACTGTAGTTTTTTGGATTTGTTAAAATATTTTTATTTTAGTGTATTTTACAACGATTATTGAAAAAAAACAAAAATTTATAAAAAACACTGTATTACAGGTTTACGCCTGAGCCCGTATATACAAAAAAAAGTGATGTATTTTAGCGTTTTTTTGTATTACAACCTTAGGCGTAAATTTGTATTACAGTATTACAACGCTAGGCGTGGTTTTGTAATACGTACATCAGCCACTAGGCGTGACCGTGTAATACGCAAAATAGCCAAATATACAGCATTTTGTTTTTGGCTATTTTTGTATTACAGGCTCAGGCGTAAATCCATACATCAAGGAATTTCGATTTGACGTGACTGGTTACGGTTGATACTATTGGTTTTGTCGAAAGTTTATTGGTTTTATTAGTTTAAATGGGAGTAAAAAAATGGGTGAATATAGTGAGTATTGCAAAAGGCTGAATGATGAATGCGATTGGCTTGCCAGAAACTTTTTGAGTGAGACGCACACTGATATATCTATAAAATGGATTGATCACGACTATTATTTCAAAGATGACGAGAAGCAAAGGGATATATACTGGGTAAAACTAACAAAGGCAACAACAAAGGGAAGCGAGGCATATTCCTTTAAGTTTGGGCAATCGCTTGCCAATAGCTCCCCTCATCCTTTTCAAAGAAAAAGGCCTAAAGAATATGACATATTGGCCTGTTTAACAGCGACTGATCCAGGCCGTCATGAGGAGTTTTGTTGGAATTACGGATATGATGAGGACTCTATTCATGGCCTTGAGCTTTATGAACGTGTCTATGATGAATTCAAAAACTTGAGTAGGCTGTATAGTAGTGAAGAGTTGGCAATGCTAGATGAGATCCGGTAAAAATGATAGTAGA